TATCCCCAACGCCATAACCTTCCTCAGGATTGCCGATAACGGTACGCCAGGCTTTGGATTGCTCCAATTTCTGGATAAGTGATTGTTCTTGGGATGGTTCCAGTGCAGCCAGGAGTGCGTCTTGATCTCTGTAGCCAGAGCTTGCTACCGGTGGGGTGCTGGCTTGTGGTCTATAATTCCTTTTCGCGGCATCATATATTAGTTTGCCTTCTTCGGTTAATTCTTCATACCCTAATTGGCCGGAATTAACAGCTATGAATAGATCATACGGGGTCCTAACACCTAAATCCCATGCTTTGCCCATGCGTCATCAACTCCTATTACCATCTTTTGGCCTGATTAATGGACAACTCCTCAAAATCTCTAAAGTTTCTTGGGATGTTACCGCCATTGGGTGCGTTAAGCGGTTGTAGTCCAAAATCAGCCAAGTCGAGCCCGTATTGATTTATCAAGTCTCTCAAGTGCGCATCATAGAGTTGCTGATAGGTAAATACATTTGCTCCGTCTGCCTTACTGGTTATGGTCATGGTGCCCAAACCATGCTCTGCAGGCACTTCTATCTTGCGGCCCTCCAACCGTGAGTCGTTCTTGGCTCTTTCGGCAGCTTGCGCAAGTATCCATTTCTTGGTGTCATTGGCATCACGATTAAGGTCCCTCATGATCTGATACTGTTGATAGGCGGTAAGTCCACCACCGCCACCTCTAGAACCGCTTTTTGCTAAGGCCGCCCAGCGATATTTTTCATCAGCCTCAAACTGCTTCTGCGCCAGGGTTTCCGCAAGGGTGTTATGTCTCTTTTCTTCCTCCAGCGCCAGGGCAGCGGCAAGTTCATCTGCCTCATTCGCTCTGCGCCGTTCGGTCTGAGTGCCAGCCGCATAACCGCGCCAGGAGCCATCTTCTTGGGTGCCCCACCGTTTGTTGAATTCCTCGTCCGAGACAATATCAACCGGTATGTCCTTGATTGCCATATGCTTAACCTCCTTGGCCGGTAGTGCTATTTCATTATCATCATTTGCTGTACCTTAGACAGCGGCAACACCCAGCGCCCGTTTACAAGTTTGCCGATCTGCCCTAACTGGTCAGGCGTATAGATCGTGCCGTTCACATTTACATTGCCGGTCTTTTCGTCCCAATCGACATAGCCGCCATGTTTCTCGATGTATGATCTTAACCCGGTTGCGGTATTCGGGTCAGCGGGTATGCCACCCATCATTTCCTTGGTTAAGCGGTCCTCGGTAGCCTGCTGGTATTTGGTCATGTTGTTATACGGCAGTTCGGCCAGGTATCTTTGCAGTTCTATCTGATCTTTGGCGTTCTGTTTCCTGAAAGCCAAATCTCTAGCCTGCAACTCACCGGAGCCAATGCCCAGGGCTACTTGGAGCGCATTGGCATCCCAGGCAGTCTGCCGCGCATCTTCATTGGCCAATAGGTCCTGGAACAGGCTTGATTTGGTCTGTCCCCTGAGCCTTTCTATTTCAGACAATTTGTCCAGGCTTTGCTTATCAGTCAGCAAATAGTTGCCTATTTCGGCGTCACGGTTAGCCGCCAATGTTGCCGCAATGTTTAACCTCTGCCCTTGCAATGCCTTATCGATTTCATTATTTAAGTAATCATTCAACCCGGATGAACCGATGGCGCCGGAAGCTGCCGCACGAATGGCATTAGCTTTCTTTGCCTTAGCCTCGTTATATGCCAGGGTTTCTTCTACCCCGGCCTGTGATGCTTTGAGTTTCTGCATGTTGTTTATGTGTTGCGCTTCCTGCCATTGGCGCTGCCTTTCGATTTCGGCCCTCTGCGGGTCAAATATTAGATTGGCACTGGTATCGGCCCTCTGCTGCAGTGTAGCATCGTCCTTCCTGCGGTAGGTTGGAACCTGTGCCAGGTATGAAGCAAAGTCGTATGTAGACATGTATGCACCTCCTTAAATTTTATATAGAGAGCATTATCTTAACGGATTTCTCCCATTGCTTGAGCGACATCTTTGATTGTTATTTTTGCCATTGTGTACCTCCTAACTGAATTCGACTAGTAGAGACGTTCGCGTGGCCACCCCCCCTGCGGTTTGCGAATACAGCAGTCCGGGGGTGATTAATCCTGTTGTCCCGACTATCACCTGGCCCGCCGCTGCTTCAAAAGACACGTTTTTCACCCCCACAGTGCCCGCAGCATTTGCACCATCCTTTTCAATCTGTCTGGAGCTGGAATTGCACCACATCAAAGGCTGCGACATTAAATTATTACTATCACTAAACCCCCGATTGAAGGTTATGGGCGCTAGGTCGACCGCATCAGTTAAATTCTTGCAAAGGTTATTATTGTAGTATGAGGAGCTGCTGTTTGCAATTAAACCAAAAACCAATTCATCACCATTAGATAATGCACCTACATATGCACAGGTAAGGTAACTACTAGATTCGGCCAAGAGGAAAAAGAACGTGGTGTCTGCTACGCAATGCATGCCCGTATTGGCGGCACTATATGCTTGCGTGGAAAAAGTAACTGAGTTAGTTATAGTAGTGCCCGATTTCCAGGCATCCCCATAGTATAGGTCTAACTGGCGCGCTGAATACCAATTAATGCGGATAACCTTGCTACATATCCCGGTAGAGAATATGAGGTTAGAGTCAGACTCGTAATGCAAAGTGCCAATTAAACCTTTGGCATTTAATGCTGCCTTAATATCCGCAATAACCGAACTTAAATTAATCGCTGTATATGATGCCATGATTCATACCTCCTCCTTAGGCGGGTACTGCTATTCCAGTATCGACCAGGGCAATACTGATGTTCGTTAGTCCTATAAAACCGCCTCCACTACTAGCAGGGGCGGCCACGTTAAAAAAACAGCGGTCGTCCTGCACAGCAGCAATGGCTCCGCCGCTGGTAGTAACCTTATACAGCGGGATGCGCCCGGCGGTATACCCCGTGGTGTTGGCCGATACTACCCCGGCGGTTGTGACCTCCACATAATTAGTGGCATCATCGGCGAGAGTTACCGTACCCGCATTAACTCGCGCCACCACATTGTCCTCCCGGACAATGCCTACTCCGTAGGAAAAATCAAGGCCGGAGTGGACACCTGGTTTAAACGGATCAGCAGCCATTGGTAATTCAACTTCCCCGCCCCCTGCTGCCGCCAACGCCTCCAAAATTCCCTGCACTGTATTGGCTTCCCCGAGCGAAGTGATTGGAGTAGCGCCAATTAGGTCAGCCCCCGCCGCTCCATCGACAACGCTGCCTAATTCCGTTTCCGTGTAATAGTCAGCATTATGGTCGTGGCCTAGTGCTGAATAGTCCGAATCGTGGTTATGGGTGGCTGTGGCATAAGCAGAGTCATGATTGTGCCCCAACGCAGCATAACTGGCATCGTGGTTATGAGCTAGGGTTACGTCAGCTGATAGCAATGTCCGGTTGTCAGTTACGTTGGTAATAGCCCCTGCTGCCGTTATAACCGTGAAAAGCGGAATGTCCCCGGATGTAAACCCGGTAGTATTTGCGGCTATCGCCCCTGCGGATACATCCACAAAGATGTAATTGGTGGCATCGTCAGTCAGGGCTATGCTCCCTGCTGCAATCGTGGCTATAGTTGTGTTATTCCGGTATACCCCGCCAAGATAGGCAAAATTTAAGCCGCTGTGGCTAGCGGCGTTTTCCCCGAAGTAATGGCTTATCAAAGCTTTGTCGATTATATCTAATGCCCCGCGTATCTCGTCACCCCAATCCGTATCGCCGTCTGCGGGCTTACTCAACCCAAGTCTGGTTGTCAATTCACTCATATATATACCACCTTCCCGGTTTTAGCGCTCTCCCAGGTTATAATCGTTGTATTAAGCCCTTGCTGAGTTATAGTCGGAGTTTTGGTATTCTCTGCAAGGATAGCCGCAGCCCCCCCAAATGGCGATGTTCCAAAAGGTTGCGAACCGAATACTATCGCTGATGCAGTTTCCTCCCATATTGCCATTACCGGCAGTCGCCCCAGGTTATGCTCCACCGTCCATACAGCTTGATTAACAAACGCTACCTCAGTGGCAAGAGGTTTGCCCCCTACCATTTCATCTATCTCAGCCTTGGTATAATACCGCAGATCACCCCGAGCATCGTTATGGTATTGAGGGTGATTGTCCTGGTTCAGCTCTTTAAGCTGGCTGTGGCGCGGGGAGGCAAAGAACGTCCATTTGCCGTCTATGTTCCAAAAAGCCCTCTCATTGACCGTGGCATAGTACAGTTTCTTGTTATTGGTTGCTTCGGTTTCTTGCTCGGCAAAGGTTGCCCCCACCAGTTTGTCAGCATCCATAGTAAGATGGATGGTATCAGCCGTATCAGTAATATCCCCAGACCATCCCTGGAACTCAAAACCATCGTTGGGTACAGCCTTTAAGGTTATTACCTCGTTTTTAGCTACCTGAATGACATTGCCCGCTGGCGGGATGGTTGAACCTCCTCCGGTAGCCACGATGGTTAATTCAACAGTTTCCTCGAAAATGGCCTTGATGCTCTTATCATCGTCCATAACTATGCGGGTAAATTTATTGTCCTGGTCCTCCACCTCATCGCCTTGCCAGGTCTTAAACTTGCTTCCTGCAGCTGGTGAGGCCACCAAAATAACTACTGTGCCCTCCATATAGGTATGCTGCCCTACATCCGGCACTACAGAACCATCGCCTGTCGGTGTCTCCATGTTTAAAATAAAAGCCCGTATAACTAATGGATTAGAAAAATCTGATTCTAGGCCAGGTCTATCCCTTGTGGCGTGAATGGCCCATAGATTGCCATCGCTCGGATAGCCCCCATAGCCCCCCTCCACCCAGGTTATATACCCTGCAGGCGACATGAAAAACATATTGCTACCATAACCTACGCGCGTCCAATCGCTTATAGACTCCCATGTGACGGTTTCATCGAATGGGCTTTGTCCGTCCAGTGGCAGTAATTGATTTTGCGGACGCCGAAAAACCTTGTACCTAAAAAGGGCTCCAGGCAGTCCCAACAAAGGTTCATGTCCCCATCTGCGGTAGTAGTTGTACCCATCACCACCATAAAGGACATTTGTATAGCTATCGTGCATATAACTCCTGCTTATTTTATCGGTAAGGTTTAATTTAGATTGCCCGTCTTCAATATGATGCCAGGTTGTTCCTTCATCAAGGCTATAAATAAAGCGGTAGTATGACGCGCCTCCTCCATCGAAATGCAATCCAATTATTAGCTGCGAACCGCCTGGGCTGTTGAAGTACATAAGCCCTTTCGCGTATGGGGTTTCTGGTACCCCTGGAGAGGTGAGAAAGGTTGTGCTCCACGATGCGCCCTCATCGTCGCTGGTGGCTACATATAGCCCAGTGGTGTCGTAATATCCAAACCATTTATATGGGCCGGGAAACGTTACAACAATTCTTCCAGATGGAAGCAGCAAGGGAATACCAACAAATTTTGTTCCCCCATTATAACTAATTGGCACGGTGGCGATGGTGCTGAGTAGCGACCAGAACCTCCCCATTCCGTCAGCACTTCGATATACCTTTGTCGTGCTCGTGCTAGGCGGTGCTGTTCCTCCATCCCAAATGAACATCAGTATAGATTTATCCGGCATCTTGAGAAACGTAATGTTACTGTCGCCGGACGGCACATAGACAAGCCATGAATTTCCGGCAATATCGGCAGTACCAGCCCATATGTCCGCTTCCATAACTGAGGAAAGGCGCATATGCCCCTGAACCGCATCGTAGTATGCCAGTAGGATTTTGCCGTCCTCGGTCGCCACCCAGTTGGACGGACGGGAAACATCGGTCTCCAGGTCCAATATGGTTACGGGAGTTTGCCAATTGTAGGCATCCTGCCCCAGTGCTTGTACTGTGCAATAATATCTCCCTGCCGGGAGATAGTTTTCTATCAGATCAGTAAAATCATACCGCTGAATGCCTTTAGCAACTCTTTGGGTAGCAAGGACCTGCAAATCCTCGTCATAAAGTCTTACGCAGTAAAATTCTGCGTTGGGCACATCTTTCCAAGTGATAACCTTGTTTACCCATACTGGTTTTCCAACCTGCGCAAGACTAGGCAGAGTTCCCATTTACGTCACCCCGCTTTTATTCATCAACCGGATCACCAGGCCCATGCGTAATAGCGTTCAGTTCAAAATCGCTGGTGCTTTCTCCGGTTATGCTGAATATATTATCATTTATGAATTTCTGCATTAAAGATACCGCATAAGCAATCTCCTCGAAGTTCTGATCTATCTGCAAGGGAGTTATTTCTTCGTCAAAGACTCGGATTCTATTTGGAAGTTCCAGCACCCTTAGAGAATCAGCCAACTAGACCTCCCCCTTAACACTGGATTTCTCCTTGATTTTGAATGGCATTAGGATACTTCTTACCTCAAAACCGTCTGCGGTATCATGGTGTACTTTGATATTCATGTACCGCCATTTATCCCGTATAGTAGGCCGGAGTGCGAATTTGCGCATATTGTTTTCTGCGTTCCGGGCTGTTATCTCCTGGTAGTCATTATTGTCTATGGCAACAAACACGCTGCCGAAAGTTTCCTGGCTAGGTGCGTATTCCACATAGATATAGCGGGCCTTCTTCTTCTTGTCAGCTGCCCCAATATCGATTGTGGGGAGTTCAAAGAAGGCGGTAATATTCGTCCCGGCATCGTCCGTACCAACATCCTGCTCCATTACAAAACCCTGCGTGGACAGTCCTGCATATAGCTTGGTGCCGCTGGTGGTGGCGATTTCCTCCCACATGGCTATGTTCATACCGTCCCAAGGCCATAAGGCAGGTACAGCAGGGTCACAGGCAATGACCAGGTTATTGACCGTGCTATCATCTATCGGCAGGGCAAATAAGATCAGACCATGCCAGGCATATACCGCCGCCTGGCCCAATGCCGCCTTGTTCACCCTATCCCATAACAGGGGTATCCTATTCCGGCTTATATTGGTCGCTGATACGCCGTTAAATTGGTATAGCCCCTGCTCCGATATGAAATAGATTTTGTCGTTCTCCAGGCAGGCTGCGCGGGGTCCTGAGCATCCCACATTGGGCTCCACCACTTCCAGTCTATAGTCGGTAAGATCATTGCCCCGGAACCGGTAGATTGACCGATCCATAAAAATAAATAGTTCACCCATCATTGAGATTAAGCAGCCATCATTTTGCCCAGAACCAACACAAACCGGCCAGTTATTAATAGGCGGCCAGCACTCGTATTCGCTACCGTTCTCGGTTATGTCTGACCAGTAAATACGTTCATCATTACCCATGACAAATATACGGCCTTTGTGGGTAATAGGATAGCGGAATTGAGAGGACAATATGCCGTTGCTGTACTGATAGTCCACCCGGATTTCATCTACCCATTGATAGGTGGTGGTAATCGGCATGTAGGTATAGAGGTCTTTGCCATCTATGACTGTTGGAGCATAGACCACGCCCGCGCCATAGTCGGCCTTCCACCCGTCTGTTTCTGCTTCATTGGTTAATACTTTCATGACTATGCCATTCTTATCGTAAACCGTGACGGTGCATCCCGCCATGTAAGGATGCACTGACTCTATTCGCCCGTTTAGCGGATATGTCACTGTCGCAGCTTCGGCGCTCAGTCTGTCCGATACCGTGTTTACCCGGGCATTATTGAAGGTTATTGTCCCGTTGCTCAGGTCCAGGGTGTAGTCTGCAGCATCCACCAAGTTACTGTTGGCGAATACGAATGTTTTATCCGCTGCCCGGACCGGCTTATGGGCCAGTGTGTACGTTGTGTAGTCAGATGAGGTCGGTTTCTCCCGGGTGACTATGCGGTAATCGTTTAAATCTGCAACCGTGGTGCCATCCCACTTGAATGGTGCATCCACGCCGTTGAATCCTATGATCTGGTTTACACCATCTATTACTGCTGTGACAAACATAATCGGTGCGGTGGCATCAAGTCCGGTCTTGATCTGTGTCATGGTACCTATGGGAGGGTTACAGTAATAGACCGTACCGCCTGCAGCCACGATTAGGTATTTGAGCCCGTTCAGATAAAAGGCTTTCATCCCCTGGATGGGAGTATTCTCGCCCAATTCAGTGTCATTGAGCTTTACCTGCCCGCCCCGAGCCTTGATCTTGCCTATCTGCCGGGATATGACATTTCTGCAATTCTTGAAGGCCCCGGCTGGCAGTTCGGTGTCATCTATCTTGTCGATATAGCCGTGGGTGAAGTCAGTTATTCTAAAGGGCTGCCAGTCAGACATTAACTCCCACCACCTTGCAGGTACTTGATATTCCAGGGCTCCATCTGAGCGATGCGGGCCACCGCAAAGGCTTGTTTGGCCTCTTTGTATTCGGCTTCAAAGTCTCTTTTGTCCTCGGGTTCTTCCTCGCGCTGCTGGCTTTTCATGCACAGCCCGGGTACATAGATGTAATGGAATTCTTCGGGTATCTCAGGGCCGGTAGGGGTAAAGGTTTCAGGTGGTCCTTCTGCATATACCACCTGGGATAGCCGCTTGTAGAATTCAACTCTCACCGTGCCGGCCGCTTCTGTACCCAAACCCTGCAGATATATCTTGGCATCGTCCTGTTTCCATCCCTTAATAGAATGGAACGGCTGCAGCCTGCGCAGTTGCACCTCTTTGCCGCCTTCCACTGTCGGGGTGTAGAAAACATGCCGTATCATGTATGCGGTGGCCAGGTCAGCATCATCAGCTAATGTTATCTCGGCTTTGCCCCCGGTTACGGTAACAGATACGCCTTCCTTGCTGCCCGGCATTTTAGCCAGGGGGGTCAATTCTTCCTGGAGCAGGTTTATAAGTTCGGTCCAGTCTGCGGCATCGTAATCCTCGTCAGACTGCTTTTCCACCAGGCTTATAATTTCTTCCCACAGCATTAATACCACCTGCCTGCCCTAACCTTGCGCGGTCTTTGGTGCTGCGCAAAGTTTAATTTTCTCCACTTCTCCATTTCTTCTTGAGACTCATTCTTCCAATACATGGCTTCTTCGCTTACTCCCCGGGTGTCTATCAATACCTTCCACTTGGCGAAAGCGATCAGGAAGTCGTCTGCATGTTCAAGGGTATGGGTATCTTCCTCCGCTTCCATTGTAGTTTCCTTCTTCACATAGGCAAGCCTGGCTGAGACGGTACCGTTAGGACGGGGATAGAGTTTGATATTGTTGCCATCCCGGAACCAGTATAACGGGGTGCCGGTAGCATCTTCGGGTAAATCCCGCTGCGGATAGCGGACCAGGGGGGCGCCTTCATAAAATACATCTTTGACCACTAAACAGTTATCCGGTATGGCGAATGAGCCCTCCACGACACTAACATCGGCTCGGGTAATAACCTGGGATTTTGCGGATAGCTCCAATAGCCCCTTGTTCAGATACCGTACAATATCGGCGGTATAATCGGCTCCTACCGTGCTCATTACCTCAGCTTTGAGTTCTCCTAATGTCATGGGCAATATATTCAGCCCCCTTTCTTGGGGAAATTACATTGCGTAGTGCTTTTTAAACAGCCGATTGGCGCTGTCTTTGGCTATCATGTGCAGTTCATCCTGACGGCGTTTTTCTTTGGCCCGGTCTATAGCTGCATTGTGTTCTTCGATTTCCCGGAGTATGGCCTTTAACGGCCGTCTGTTCTGGTCGCGCCTGGCCACCAGATCAAGCAGGCGGGTATCCAGGGTACGATAGGGAATAGACAGGGCAAATGTATCGCCTTCCCGGTTTCTCAGGCTGTGCACCTCATATTCGCCCAAAAGGGAATTGTAGCATATAAACATCTTGGGGTCATATTCGTGCAGCCTTTCCGGGATTCTCTGGGCGCTGGTTTCAATCACCCGAAGGTATGATTTGCCGCTTATGCGGTCCTCAATCTCAGCCCGTTTAAGCCAGTTCATTGCAATTCACTCCTTTTAAATAAACGAAGAACCGCCCCTAATGGAGCGGTCTTATAACGCACTATAGCTATTCCGATAGCTTAATAAGCTATTCTTCTAGCACTCCATCATCATACTTAGCAACCACCGGCCCATCAAAGGTATCTCCTACCGCAAGATAGTTTTCCTCTTTATTCACAGTCACAAAAAGCGGGTCGCTAGGAGAACCCCACACGACACCATCGGGCATGGTTGGTACAAACTTAATCAAAACAGTTTCACCCTTATCAGTAATTTCCTGCACCGTAAATGTAATCTTTTTGTTAATGATAGCCATTATTTAACCTCCTTATAATTCTGCTGTTAAAGCAGTATAATCAGTTCCATTGTGGATAACCAACACTGTTTTTGCATTTGTTACCGCAACGCCAGTTCCACCTGATTTTTTAATTGTTATAGCGTATCCAGAA